GCGGTCCCTAAAGCGACATTAGCAGTACTTCCTTCTTCGTACTGGTCAGCAGCATAATTAAGTCCCATTCCTGCTAAGCCTCCAATCATACCAGCGCCAAGACCTTTACCCATTGAAGTAAGTCCGCCTCTCATAAATTTAGCACCTTTTGGTATTTTTCCGTTAACGTTTTGAAGTTTACCATCAAGGTAGTACCCGGATTTATTGTATAAACCTCCTCCAAATTGACCTCCTCCGGAAAGCATATTTCCAAAACCTCCAGCGCCTCCGGCACCGCCGGCCATTGAAACAAACATCGGGGTCATTGGTGTAGCGCCTCTAAGTTTACCCATTGCCATTGTACCGATGACAGCTGCTAATCCAGCTGTACTGGTTAGTCCTCCTGCAATGACTTTGAAAAGCTTGCTTTCAACCAAACTCTTAATGGTGTCTACTAACCCGCTTAATGCAGGTTCAAAGTCTTCGAAGAAATCAACAAATGCGCTCTTCATTTTCTCTACAGTATCCTGGAAGCGTTTGGCTACGTCTTGCTGTTGCTGTAATTTTAGTAGGGCGTCAGCTTCGCTAGTTGCTTCTCCGCTTTCTACCATTTCTTTAATCTTACGAGCTTGTTCAGAGGTGAGGTTATTTGCTTCTTCTCCTAATGAGTTTAATAACTCCTGCTTTAAGAGCATGTCCGCCATACTATCGCGAGTCAATCCAAAGGCTTTAGCCAAGGATTCCTGTTGTATGACATTCATTTTACCAAATTCTGCGGCTGTACCAACTTGGTTAGTCAGCTCTCTTGCTAGGGTTTCTTGATCACCCATCAAGGCAGCTGCTCTTGCTCTTTCTAAATTAAGCTCTCTGCCGGTTAACAGTTCTGCTTCTAACTCATTAGAGATAGACTCTTCAAAGTTTAGTAAACTGTTGGCAGTATTATTTAACTGTTCAAAGCTTAGACCTAATCTCTCAACTGCTACAAGTGCTTCACCGATAGCCTTTGGGTTTCTATTTAGTATTAGGAGAGTAGCACTAGATACGTTTTTAATCTTCTCTAATGCAGTACCTGTAGACATAAAGATGCCATTTGCTTTACCAGCTTCATGAACGCTTTTGGCTAAACTACCAGCGAATTCATCTGTGTTTTGACCAGATGTTCTTGATAATGTCTCAATACGGGCTGCTGCCTGAGCAGATAATCCCATATATTCGGTTAGTTTGATAAAACTATCCAAAGTCTCTCCTGAGAAGGCTACTGTTGTGCCTAATGCAGCATTTAATTCACCGTTAGCTTTAATTAGCTTATCTGTGGTGATTCTTACGTCTTCACTGTTAGTAGCGTACCGTTCGTATTCGTCAGCAATATTCCTAGCGCTGCTAATACCTACTCCTAACTGCTTATTAATCTCTCCTAAACGTGAGCTAGCTTGAACTAAAGCACCTAAAATAGCGCTTCCTATGGTTAGAGCGATACTCTTAGATAAAGCTAACCAACCTTTTAATCTTGCTTCGCCTGGTGTTAGTCCGTCTGCAGTAGCTTGTTTAGCAGCTTCTGCAGCTGCTTGTAGAGGTTTTGCTATCATTCCACCGACCAGTGGTAGTTTGCTTAAGGATGCAGCCATTTTAGCAAAGCCTTCTCCGGCTTCGGCTACTTTTTTAGATTCACCGGCAAGTTTTGAAGCGTTTTCTGCTGCTATTTCAAGGTTACCTTGTAGATCAACAGCGTGTAGAAGAGCTTTTCCTAATGAGTCAATAGATGCTTTATCTGCAAGTTCAATCTTCTTTTTAAGAATAAGAATATTTGCCTCAATAGTATTTTGAGCTCGCTTAATTGTATTGTACTTATTAGCGATCTCATTACGTCCTCGTTGGGATTTTAAATCCTCCTTAGTAACTTCTGCTAAAGACTTACCTGCGTTAACAGCTTTGGTTAGGTTGGTGGTTAGATCTTCTGCGCCGCCTGCTCTCAAAGCTTGATTCATAGCTTTTCCTGCGTCAGCGACACCTTGAGAGAAGAGTCTAAGTTCTTCTTGTAAAGATCTCAACTCTTCGCGGTTTATGCCCCCGAAATTACCAGTACTATTATCGGCCATGCTCTAGCGGTTTACTATAGTAATAAATAGGTTACTGCTATTTTTTAGCAACTTTGGTGCTATAACTAGCTTTTCGAACAGCATCAGGAACCTGTACTGTAGAAGTATTTTCAGCTGTAGCTTCTTGAATGCCAGAGGCTTGATTCATGACTTTTTTCTGCGCTTCTACTTCTTCGGTGATTTGCTGTTCAATGATCTGGAATGTAAATCTTCGTAACCATATTGGCATGTTATAAATGGTTTCCCAATTATACCCGCCCCTACCGTAGAAAACTATATCGTGTATCTGTCTGAAAAGGAGCTGCCTATACTCCGGCGTCAGGCCAAAAAAAGTTAAGTCCTATAGGCAGAGCGGCCTCCTTATCCACTCCATCTACATCTTCATATGTAATAGTTAAATCAATATCTGGGGATACTCGGACGTACTCTTCTCTGATAGCTCTAGCGTCTTTTGCTAATAGCCCAAAATCAACAAACTCTCTGATATCTTTTTTCTCAGTAGATCCGTTGATAGAAGTAATCATGTGTTTAAGACGTGTAGTAGCCTCTGTGATATTGTCTTTATTAATTTTTTGCATACCGAGTACTTCTTGTTCGATTCTTCGCTCATCTCCGTGAGTAAGAAGCTTAAAAGTAATCAGATTATTGGTATGCGGGAGTTGTAAAGAAAATTCGTTTTTACCTCTGGTGTATAGCTCTTCGTTTAATGGCTTATGGTCAAATAGAGCTAGATCAATAGTCTGCTTTTCGGCTCCTAAGATTACCTCATAATCTTTACCGTAAGATAAGATACGGGCTGCAATCATAATTGCATTCTTATCACCGACTAAAAGATCGTCATAATCAAACTCTGTCGTGATTAAAGACTGTAGAAGCTTATCAATAACCGTTCCTTTTTTAATGTAGTTCTGATTGGTTAGGATGTCTTCTTCTCTAGCGGTCATGTATTTCATTTCAAGTGTACCACTTGATAATGGATGACCTTCTGGGTATAGTAAGCCTTTGGATGGTAGTTCAACCGTTTCAGTAGGTAACTTAAATTTTGATTCCATATAACTTTATTTCTTTATATATAAATATATGAAATAAAAAAACCCGAACCAAACGGCTCGGGCTTTCCTGTTGTTGACAAGGCGGGGGTATTAGAAGTTTAATACGCAGTAGTCCATTGCAAGTTGAAGTTCAACATTGATAGCTTCATCTGAAGACCAGTTGTATTGGCCGAAGTTTGAAGATACTACGAAGGCACCTTTGATGATCCACTCACCAACGATATCTCCTACAGGACCTAGAATGTTTAGAGTTACATCTTTCTTATAGAAATCAGAGTAACCAGCTCTACCAGTTACAGACTCGTATCCTAGACGAGCCCAATCCATTACAGCTTGTGCGCCTGAAGGAGTGATTGGATCGTAAAGGCTGAGGGTCATGTTCTGCCACTCTCTCTTACCGCGAATCTTTCTGTAAGAGTTAATGTGGTCAAGCTTGATAACACCGTCAGTGAAAGAAGGTGAAGCTGCGCTCTTAACCATATATGATGGAATTCCATCGATGTACATGATAAATCTGTTTGTTACCTTCGGTTCGAAGGCTGTGAACATGATTTCGTTTGGATCTAGTACTGGCATGTTACTTTAGTTTACTTTATTATAAATAGTTACGCTCCGAAACTTGCTCCTGTTGGTTGAACTACAAAGTCAAGAACGATGAATTCAGCAGTCTTAGTTGGCTGGATGTAGATCTGACCTACTAATTGGTTTCTGTCGATTACGTCGGCAGAGTTATTAGTATCGTCCATTACCACTCTGAAAGAGTAAAGACCTTGTCTCTGTACTACAGTCTCTAGGAATGGGTTAACTAAGCTTAAGAATTTGTTTCTAGTAGCGATTGTGTTCTGCTCAAATACTAAGTTGTTAGCTTGATCACCGATGAAGTTCTTAAGAGTGATAAGAAGTCTTCTAACGTTTACTCTATCAAGAGCAGAAGCTTTTGTTTGTAATGTCTTCTGACCGTAAGCTACAATGCCCGCACCTGGGAAGGTAGCGATTGGGTTAACCTTACCTAAGTAAAGTGAATCTCTGTCAGATTGTGAAAGTTTTCTTTCTGCAGCAGTTACTCCAGGAATGCCGCCTCTCATAAGACCAGCAGGAGCAAACCACTCAGCACCAACCTTATCGTTGAAGGCGTAAACACCTGCCATTACTGTAGAAGCAGGAGACCATACGTCTCTACCTAAAGCCTGGCTGTATACTTTAACCCATGGCCAGTAAGCAGAAGCGTAAGAAGAATTAACTCCTACAGCTTCACCTGTTACTGTGCTGATAGCAGTAGTGTTGTGTCCTACTAGGTCAGCAACGTAGATTGCATCGCCTCTATCTTCTACCATATCGATAAATGAACCAACGATTGTAGAATTAGACTCTTGAGTAAGACCTGGTGTTAATAGTACGTTAAATCTGTACTGGTCTTTGTTGCTTAATGCTAGGATTGCATTGTTATATGCAGTACCGCTAACGTCAATACCCTGGCTATCGTCTGTGCTGCTGTTTGGAGCTGCTTGGTAGAAAGCACCTGTTTTAGCTGCTTGGAATAAAGTACCAGCACCGTCACCGAATGCACCGTATGCTGAACCGCTGCCAGGTACTAAGTCTTCTAATGAGCTTGAGAAGGCACCTTTTGCATTACCGTTATTATCAAAGTAATCAGGCATCTTAACATCTACAGACTTAACTCTAACAAAGCTTGACTTATTTGGATATTCACCACGTAATGGATCAGTACCGATAACACCTGCAGTGTTTGTAATCTTCTGATCACCGATTACTCTGGCGATGTAGTTTTCTGATTTTGGATCTAAAGACAGCTTAGAGTAAGACTCGAGGATAACTTTGTTCTTGTGGTTATCATCACCTCTTCTAATAATAAGTGAGAAAGTTCCTAACTCCTTGCTTACAGAAGTAATTTCCCATCTAATGTTATCAGCAGTACCGTCGGTCAATGCTTGGTTTGCTACAGCAGCGCTGTTGTTATTCATAAGCTCACCTTCACCAAGAGTCTCTAAAGTGAACAGAGCAGTACTACCTGTATAGATAGAAGCTGTAGCTGGGCTGAAGTTCTGGTCGGATACTCTTGTTACAAGCAGTGAGTTACCACCTTGCTCGAAGAATTTTTCTGCAGATAATGCAGTGAAGTGAGCATAGTAGTCACTACCTGATTTAAAGGTTTCTCCGTAAATGTTTTTATATTCGCCGTACGATCTAACTACAGTAGGAATATCGATAGGTCCTTTTACAGTTG